ACAAAATGTCTTGTTAATCTTAATGGGTGTACAGAACCTAAATCTAATATATTAGCGAAGTCATAAGAGCCACCAGTAATATCAACAGCACCTAAAAAGTCAAAATCAGCAATAGCATCAAAGTCTGCTACATTATCTAGTGTTTCTAACGAACCAAGAACAAGTCCATTTACCTCATTACTAAAAAAACAATCTACTTTAGTACCTGCAAAAGGTGGATTGTCTGTATCTTCTCTATCTGTAAATGTAAGTAATTTAGGTTGCGGATCAGGATTAGTTACAACTACAGATGCTTCACCAGAACTTAACCTACCGCCATCATCACGAAATTTTAAAATATACTCACCATTAATAGCAGGTACGAGCGTTTCACTAACAGAACCAGGTAATCTAGGGATTATATCAACAGAATTAGTGAATGTACCAGTACCATCTGTTAAATTACTATGTCTTACAACTACGTTACCGCCATGTAAAACATCAACGTCTGTTGATTGATTAAAACGTAGTCTTAAAAACTGATCTGATACTGGTTCTACTAAAAGACCTGTTACATCCTGTGGTACTGCAGTTTTACCAACAGCGTTAAAAGTTAATGTTGTAGGTTCTGCACTAGGTTCAAAAAAAGCATTATAACTATATACTTCAAATTCATATGTACCTAATTCAGTATCAAATATTTCAAATACAGGACTTTGTACAATAGTTGTCTGGAAACTACCATTATTGAATTTATGTTTTACAGAATATTGTGAAACACCTGCTACTGGTTGCCATGAAACGATTAACTTACTTACAGCCCTATCACCTAATACAATAATCCTTTCATCACCTACAATATTACTAGGTGCATCTTTTAGTTCTACTAAATTTTTAATTACAGGTGTAGTTAGTGTTGCACCATCTTCTACAAATGCATATTTAGCAGGATTATGAAACATTGCAGATATAGTAAATGTATTATTATCTTCTTTAACTGATAACACTCTAAAATCTTCTGTTTCAGTTGTAGCCCTTACAAACAACCATACGCTATTAACTTGTGGTGCAGAACTATATGCACTAGATACTGTTATAACAGAACCAGATATATCAGATATTGTTTTTGTCTGTAAACTGCCATCTGTAAGAATTACTGATAACTCATCACCTGTAGATGGTGTTGTAGGTAAATCTTTAATATTATCTACTGTAATCTGTGTTGTTGTAGCTGCTGATATTCTTCCAGATCTTCTAACACCACTACGTACAGGATCTTGAACAGTAATAATATCACCTGGTCTGATTAAAGAACCTGCATCTGCTGTTGTAGTAAATGCAACTGTTTCCGTTTCATTGTTTTGTGTGTAAAGATGCCATAAACCCATTCTTCTAGCTTGTGCCTGATCGCTACAACCTATTGCTTCTAGATTTTTTACAACAACACCAAATTTTGATTGGTTTGCACTAGTATCTTCTACTGTCTCATATTCATATGTTCTAGTTTCATTCTGAAAATATTTTACATTTACGACTGTATCTCTTGTTGATTGACTTGCATTATTATAAATAAAACCATCTTCTGTTACGTTGGCATAGGAAAAGAAATAAGAACTTGTAGTTGGTCTATCTTGAGTAAGTGTAATTTTACCATCTTCTATAAATAAACTAGCCCTCATTATCGAGGCAATTTTATCTAACAAAGTATATGCCTGAGTACTGGTCTGTATAACAATATTGCAGCTAAATCTAGGGGAAGTACCACCCTGACCATTATCTATTAATTCTGAATTATATACAGAAGCGTCATAAAAAGCATATTTATCTACCTCATCTTCTGTTACAAAATCACCAAAACCCGCCCTACTTTCTGTAATAATGTCATATAAAACCCATGCAGGGTCATTACAATATTCTTTTGTTGCCTTTAATGTGCCATTAAAAGTACCGCTAAAAGATAAAGAGCCATCTGATCTAACAGTAGAATTATGTGGTATTTTTACTAACCTACCTCTTATACGATACATTCTTTGGGGTACTGATCTAAATATTTCAGCATCAAAGCGTAAAGCAGCTACAGCAGTATTTGCATAGGTTGGTTGTTCAAAAACTAATTCTGTTATAGATGTAAGTTCAAAGGCATTAATTAATTTTACATCTGTACTATCTGCTGTAATTCTAGTTACTGTAAGTGTTAAAGGGAAATCAGAATTTTGTATATCATCAGGTAAAAATAATATATGATCTTTAAAATATGGTGATGTGCTTTTACCAGTTAAAATACCCCCACTAGTATATATAGAGCGATCAAATCCTCTTGGTGGTGCAGACGTTAGTATTTTCTTAAGTAAAGTATTAGCTTGATCTACTAGCTCTATTGTATATTTAACTGTTGTGCCTGATATATTTCCATCATCTTCAATTTTCTGTAATCTGGGAAAACCAATAGTTACCCTAATTCCTTCAGTATTTGTATCTGTAATTGATACTACCTGTGGGTTTGTTGTAGTTACAGTAACACCTATTGGTCTATCTCTTTCTGTTTCTTTTACACCTGGTATTTTTGTTTGTGTAGATGTGCCGAAACGTGGTATAAATCTTGGTCTATTAGAATCTGATGTACCAAAATTATAATCAGTATCTGATGGATCAGTATCTGGTGCAGATTGTTTTAAAACTTGTACGTTATTTAGAAATACATCTTTGAGTGCTGTTACATTGTAATTATTTGTACCTTGTGTATGACCTGCTTCTATAGCAGATGGGAACCCTGCCACCTGACCTTCCGCTATAACGTCTATCGTAGTAACAAATTGACGAGAACCTAACTCGCCTTCTTTCATTTCACTGTCATAATATCTTAAATTAAGCTGTCCTTCGACATCATTCTTTTTAAATCTAAGGCTATTAGCATCAGTTATATTTGCTGGTAATGTCATAATTAATCCTTAAATACAGGGGCTGTGTCAGTTCCAGATGACACAACTATTGAGCCAGTAAACACTTCTCCAAAAATCAGAGGTATGCAAACACCACTTCTGCTAACGTTTTGTATGCCAGTAAATGAATAATTAACCCTCGTATCTGTTTCGCTTAAACCATTTGGTACATCACCTACTGTAGGCTGCTGTTGTGGAAATAGCATATTTGTTACACCACTTACAGCCATTGATACACCAGTTGTTAATAATGCAGTACCTATTGTTGCAACTATTGCTACGGAAGATGCAGCAGCAGCAGCACCGCCCCCTATTAAAGCTGCGGCAATCCAAAACCATGCACCAGATACAATAGGTATCATTCTTATCTCACCAACACTATTTATTAATAAATCATCTTTTGTTTTTATAACATCATTATTTATAGTAATTCTGTACATATTTTGTTTAAGATGCGGTTCTATTTCTGGATAATTACAAACTAAATATTTATAAACATCTTTCATATTTTTAACATCTGCATAATTAACGTGCCAACCTACTAATTGTGCTAATCTTCCGTATACTTTTATTTTTCTTAAATCTTTTTCTTCTTCTGTTCTATCTCTATCAATAAATTTATCTTTTGTAAGCATTGGCTTATGCACTTCTGGTTTAAGTTCTATACATTCATCATCAATAGGGTTAAAAATAAACCATGATAAACCTATAAAATTACAATTTTTTATATCTTCTTGTGATGCAGTTAAATCACCATTTGGATGTGAATGACATATATACAAAACAGTTCCAGTTTCTTCTGCTTTAGCCCAGTCTTCTGGATCTATTGTAAAACTATTTGCACCTTCTATAGCTATATTTTTACATGGATAATATTGCTGTTTATTATCTACATCTATAACTAAACCACAACTTTCATCTGGTAAAGATGTTTTAGCATGATGTAGTGCCTGTTCCTGCCAAGAATTCATGCAAACGTACCTACAGATGGAAAATCTTTTCTTGTAATAATACGTTTAGGTGCTGATCTGTTTTGCAAGTCCAAAGATGACGCACATTCAAATTCTACAAAATCTTTTGATTCTACAGTTTTTCTATCAATGAAAAATGTTTGATTTTCATATGTATTATTAGCAGGTGTACCAAATGGATTTGTACCAGATTCAAAATTGGCATTATCTAAATAACGCAACATAGTGACCTTTCTAATAAATTTAGCACCATTTAAATCATTCTTAGGTGTTGTTAGGTTTGCCTGTGTCATTAATGCTGTAACAGTTGACAAAATATTGCTAATTCTTACTGTTGGTCTAGGTCTAGTTGTTCTTGTTGCTGCATATTCAAAACCGTTAGCTTCTATTGGAATGCGTGTATATGTATTACCTTGAAATACAACATTAAAAGTAGTGTTCATATTTATCCCATTATGAAACCTTGATACATCACTACTGCCATGTAAAGCAGCTACCAAATGTATTTCAAACAGTTCTATTTTTGCACTAGGGTTTGCTTTTTGTAGTTCTTCAGTAGGTATAGCCATTATGGTTCAAATACCTCCTCAAATGTAGCTGTAATTGTTGCCCTGTTAGGTACTCTTATATTTTTTGTCCATTTTTTACATACAAACTGTTTTGCACCTGATCTTGTAATTGTACAGTTTCCGGAAGTTGTAGCACTTCCACTAGCTGTTACTGTAAATATATTTGCACTTGTAAGACCAACAACAGAATATGTACCATCAGATGCAGAACCACTTGTAAAATCTATTGTTATAGAATCATTCGCAAATAATTGATGGTTACTAATCGTTATTGTTATTGTTGTAGAACCGCTTTGTGCGTATGTACCTGATTTTGTTAATGTTTGATTAGGTGGTGTATAAGTAAATGATGCCTGATCTAATGCACGTTCATTTAAAAAATATTCAATAGTATCACTATCCGCTTCTGTAATATTATTCCATGCAAGATTATATATTTTTTTATTTTGATGTGCTGCTATACCTACTAATTGTCTTTGTTCAAATCCATCTGCAAATTTTACTATTTTGATAGTAGGACTACTTTGCTTTTGTAATCCATAACTAGGTTCAATAGAAGGAAATGTAGCCATAATTATGCGTTAGATAATAAACCACCTGCACGTTTCTGGTTAATTAATTCAGCTTGTATTGCTGCTGCTAATACGTTACCAAATTCATTAGCCTGACCTGTATTACCTTCTACAGCAGTACCAGAAGCATCTACAGATACATTAATAATTGTACTGCCACCACCTGATGATTCAACACCTAATTTACCGTTTGCACCCCTTCTAAGAGGTAATATCGCCTCAGCACCTGCCTCACCCATAAGACCCATACCATTTTTCATAGGAAACATAGTCGGTCTATTTACAATGCCGCCATAAGCATATTTCTGTATTTGACCATCTACAAATGCATTACCGTTTGCACTTTTGCTAAATAAACCACTAAAAAAGTTTGTTAAAGGTTTTGTTATTGTTTGTTGTATTGCTATACGTGCCATATCAGCAATAATTGATCTTGCTAAATCACTAAAATTTAGTTTTCCTGTTTCTACAAACTTAACAAGAGCATCTTCCATACCCTTAATACCACTAACAACAACATCTGCCATAGATTCCTGTACTGTTTTTATGCTGTCTCTAAATGTTTTTAGTTTTTCTCGCATTTGTTGACCAAATGTTTTATCTATAGACTCACCTGCTTTTTCAGCACTTTTTTCTATATTTTGGAAGTAACTAGCAGGTGCATTTGTTTCACCGCTAAATAATTGTTGTATTTTATTGAAACTTTCAGTAAACCTTTCAGAAAAACCTTTTGTAAAATCTTCACCTAATAGTGATGTTAAATTACTTTTTTGTTGTGTTTTAAATCTATTACCTAAATCTTTTGCAATATTACCTGCACCACCTAAAAGTTTTTGTACAAAAGGTGGAATTTTTATTTTGGCAAATTCACTTTGTATTTTTTGTGCTGCTGCACTGATAACTCTTATTACTTCATCTACTAATTTAACAGTTGCAAATATACCAATAGCAATACCTCTAATCCCTATTTCTATAGCCTTGAAAAATCCACTAAAATCATTTTCTGCACTAAACAATTCACTAAATACACCAACAATAGTATTTAATGCAGGTAAAAGTGCATCTGTAAGTTGCTTTCTAAATCCATCAAACCTAATTGCTAATACTGCTATCTGGTCATTGAAAAATTCAGCATTTTGTGCAAAATTTTCTGATACTTCATAATTAAATTCTGTTAAAGATGCTGCACCACCATTAAGTAAATTAATTAAACTCGCACCTGATCTACCAAATATTTCCATAGCAAGTGCAGCTTTTGTTGCACCATTCTCCATAGTTGCAAATTTATCTGCTACTTCTCCTAGTACCTGCTCACTTGTTTTAAATGTGCCATCTGTTGTTCTAACAGATATTCCTAATGCATCAAAACTATCTTTATATGTAGCAACACCCTGATCTGCCTCCCTCATAGATTGTGCTAATCTTCTTAACCCCTTATCTATAGTTTCTTGGCTTACACCTGCTAATTTACCTGCGTTTACGTATGCCTGTAGTGTATTAGCTGCTATTCCTGTCTGATCAGCCATCTTACCAAAACTATCTGCACTATCTATTGCACCTTTTACAAGTCCTACAAACGCACCGCCAGAAATAAGAATACCAAAAGTTGCAAATGTTTTATTTAGGCCACCCATTGCAAGCCTTAAATTTTTAACACGCCCTGCAACCCCTTGCATAGAGTTACCTAGACGTTTAATAGAACCTGCACCTACAGTTTTTGCTGCTACTACTAAATCAAACTTTGCCATATTATTTTTCCTTATTTATTACTTGTAATGCTGCTGCTTCCATTATTTGTAGATTTTCAAGCATAGCAACAGTATCTTCTACTAAGTATAGTTTAATCATTTCTATCACAGATGTATAGTCTAAACCAATAATTCCACTTATTCCTACACGCCATTGTGTTTGACATCTTAAAAACATTTGTACAGTTTCCCAATTTTGTGAATAAACATAAAAATTATTATCTATTTCTTTTTTTTCTGTTTTTATTCCTAATACTGCATCATCTTCTGCTGTTTTATCTATGACAGTTGAACCAACAGCCCAATATTCACCTGCCTTTATTAGTTTTTTACAAATATTTCTTCATTAGATTCCATAAATGCAAAACCTACAGCAGTAGCAAAACCTCTTACTTCTAGTAATTGATTAAGTGTACTTTTGTTGAATGGTACTTCTTGACCTTCAGCATCTACTAAATCTTCCCAACCTAGTAATACTTCTTTTGCTACATCTATATCATCTATCTGTTTATCTTCCACCATTTTTATCATTTCTTTAAATCTAGATTGTGAAATATTTTTAAAGTGTGCTGTAAAAATTTCTTGTGAAACTTCACCATCTTTATTTATTTTAACTACTACTTTCCATTTATATGTAGGTTTCTGGTCAATAACAAAGGGCATAACAAAATAGGTATATACATACTAGGGTAGACCCTATTTATAATCTATGCAACTTTAGGTATAAACTAAACTAAATTCATTATTAGCTGATGCTGTAGGTGTTGCCATAAATGGTAAATTAAGCATTGTTATGCCATCTGATTCCTCATAAGTAGGCTGCCCTAAATCTGTTTGTGGACAAGATACAGTAACTTTATTACCTGCTGTTGTACCATGCAACCAAGTGTTTGTGCCAGTTGATGTGCCAGTATAATCTGTAAAGAAGTTATGACTAGATAATGCAACAGCTTCTACAACTGCTGTACCTGATGGTCTGCGGTCTGTAATTATTACTTCTTTTGTACCACCTACTAATTCTCTATAAATAACTTCATTATTAAAATCTAAATTCCATGATTGTAATGCTGCTGCAAAACCAAATATTGCAAAGTTAGATGTACTGCCATTTTTAAATATAAGGGGAGATGCCTGATTGCTAACTGTTACAGAAGGTAACGCATCATCAGTAGGTGCAGTAAATAGACCAGTTAAAGAAAAAGAAATACGTGGAATATTATTTACTTCACAGTTAATACTAAATGTGCCTCTACAGCCTTTAACAATATGTCTAACACCATCATAGTTAACAAATAATGTAACGCTATCTGAAGGGGTACTAACTGGTGCATAAGTAACTGTATTTCCACCACTAATTGTTTCTGATAAACCACAGGCTTTTAAAATACTGCCGTACTTTGGTGCTGTACCCGCAGATCCACTACCTGACATTTCTACATCAAAGGTTACATTAACTCTTGTATTAGCAGGTATTACTTCATAGTTACCCATGTATGGCCTTATTAAATCTCTCGATACTTCATCAC